CCATCAATACATAAATCTGTTATTTTATCAATTGAATTAATAACTAAATAATATCTTTTACATAATGCACTACATAATCGTTCTTTAATTGTTAATTTAGAAGATTTAGAAGCGTGTTTTTCAAATCCTAGATAACAACTAACAACTCTAAAATGATCCGGTAATATTCCTTCAACCTCTTTTCCATTTTTTGTTGTTTTAATTTTTTCCTCTTTTACAAACTCAATATATTGAGGTAATTGAAATTCAACATCAAAACCTAAAGGTTTAATAAATTTTCGTATCATATGTTTTTTATTATGACTTTGAATTGATTGCGTTGCTAATCTAAGATTTTCTAAACGATTATCACTTTTATCTTGATTAATATGGTCAACTGAAATTTTACCATCATAATTAAATTGATTCATTAAATAACGATGCATATATAAAGTATTAGATGGATATTTACTAATAGAACAAACAATATATCCATTTTTACTTTTATACCAAGTTGGAAAACAATTAATATTAAATTCATCAATTTTTACATTTTTAATTTTATCTATTGTTTCAATATTAATTTTACAAAAATTATTATTTACCAATTCAATTTCATAATAACTTTCTTTTTCATTTGTAATTAATTTGTAATTATTTTTATCTTCAGTTAAATCCATTTTAATTTTAATTTTATTTAATTTGAGTTAAGTTTTTCTTTATTAGAATAAATTAATTTAATGATATTAATCTTAAATCAATTTTTATTAAAATAATATGACCTAAAATATTAAAAATTTAATATTCCATACATATTTTAAAAAAATATAAAAACAATGTAGTTGAGAGCACACATTCTAATTTGAATAAGCTAGGCCTCCCATACCTGACATAATACGTAAAACATTGTAGTTAATAGCGTAGATACGGACTTTACAAGCGCGGTTCTTCTTAACTGATTGGCTGGTAAGGGTAAGGTGGAGGGTAGCGTTATCAATACGGGAGAAGTTGCAGGTTCCACTGGGTTGGTGTTCTTCAGGTTTGAGGGCAAACGAGTAAACATTGATACCGGTGGCGGGAACGTTCTCGTGGTGTTGGAATGGTTGAACGAGGTTAAAGTATCTGCCTTCACGTTCAGCAAATCGGTCGTGTCCATTGAGTTGGAGTTTGGCAACTGAGACGGGGTTTTGACCCTTGTCAAAGAAGCGGAGACCAGCAGCCCAAGCAACTCTATCACCAGATGTAGCGACATTAAGGAGATCACCAAAGTCGAGATTATCAGCAGTTGTAAATGCACTTTGACCAGCTGTTGTTGCTCCATCACCAGAGTTGGCAACATTAGTGTATGCTGAAAGACCACTTGCTGGATCAGGTGAAGTTGTGTTGAGACCACCAGCAAAAGGTAATGAATAGGGGAAGTTTCCAACAAGGGCTGAAGCACCACCCATACCACCACCAAGAGGATCTTGGGGAGTACCAGAGAAGTAAGTTTCATCAACACGGTCAGTGTAGTTAAACCATTGAGGACCACCAACAGCTAAGGTAGCAACACGGTCAACGTTAGAGTCAGGTTGAACAACCCAGACGATTTCTTTAACGGGGTGGTTAAAGTTGAGTTTAATCTTGTTGCTAGCCGATGTAACTGATTCATCACCAGTGAATTGGAGTTGTTCAATGAGGTATTCGTGGCTGACTTGGGCAAAACGACGACGTTCATCGGTATCAAGGTAGATGTAATCAACCCAGAGGGAAGCGGCAACGAGTTGAGGAGTGGCGACAGTTCCACGTTTCCATAAACAGTCAGCAGCTTCACGGAATTCACGGTTAATCTTGACTTCGTGGTATTGAAGAGCAATTAAAGGAAGAGCGAGACCAGCATTGCGGCAAAACCAGAATTGAAGGGGAACAAAGAGAGTGGTTTGGGGAATGCAAGATGTGGCATCACAGTCAGTTCCAGAGGCGGTACCACTGATTGGTTGAGTGAGACGGGGAACGTTACCAACCATATTGGCATAACCAGATTGGTGTCCAGCAGTTTGGGTGAGTTCATTCCAGATGTGCATCCAGTCTCCGTAGTGTTTATCAATACGTTGACCACCGATTTCAACTTCAACATTCTTGACAAGAACATGTCCAAGCCAGTTGAGCCAACGGAAACTTGCTGTAGTTGCTGTTGTGCTAACTGAAGGAAGGGTGACTTGAAGGTAAACACGGTGGATTAAATCACCATTACGGGAAATAGTGGCAGTGACTTTCTTACCAAAGTCAGCTTGACCATTAAATGTTTGTTCAATGGATTCCATTGAAAAGTTAGTGTGGCGACGGTAAACAACTTTAAAGAAAGTAATTTGAGCGTTTCCAGTAAGATAGATATCTTGTGCGCCATAGGCGACAAGTTGCATAAGACCTCCAGACATTTTTTATTTAAATTATTTAATTATTTTATACTATAATAAAAGAAAATAATTTTTTAACTTTTTTATTAATTTTTAATTAAAAATTAATAAAAAAAGAAAAAATTAAAATTGTTTTATACATTTTTTACTCCTAAAATTAATCAAAATTAATTTTATTTTTTATATTAAAAAAAATAAATTATTTATCGTAAATTTTAAATTTTTAAATTTATTTTAAAATTTTAAGATTTATTTTAAGATTTATTTTAAGATTTTAAGAAATATATTTTAAAATTAAATTTATATATTTAATTTAAATAGTAATATTAATATTATAACAAATAATTTTTACACATAATTTTTATAATGCTTAATAAATTAACTATCAGTCAAGAAAAAAAAAAAATAATTGATAAGCTAAATGATCCAAAATCATTAAAAACCAAATATGATGTTCCTCAACAAGTACAAAATGTTTCTAAAATGTGTGTTTTAACAAATGAATCTATAAATCAAGAACAATCTTTAGAACAATTTTTAATTAATTTAAGTAAATATACAAATAATAATAATTTAACATCTCAACAAATAGATACAGGTTATATTTTTTATATTCCAGAAACTTTATATGAACAAATCAAAAGTAATTCAGGTAATATTAAAAATTATATAAAAGAAATTGAAGCACCACCTAACCAACAATTAATTAAAATTAATAATGAATATATTAAAGATGCTTATGAAGGTCATCCAAAAAAAGTTATTGAAAGAGATTTTTCTAAAGATTTCGTACAAATAGTTAATAATTTTTCTCCATCTAATCCCTTAGGTTCTCCAGGTTCTTCCGGTATTCCTGGTGCTGCTGGTGCTGCTGGTGCTCCTGGTGCTGCTGGTGCTGCTGGTGCTGCTGGTGCTGCTGCAGCTAAAGCCGCTGCTGATGCTAAAGCCGCTGCTGATAAAGCCGCTGCTGATGCTGCTGCCAAAGCTCTTGCGGATGCTGCAGAAAAAGCACAATTAAATTTAGCGGCAGAATATGTTTCAAATGGTAGTTATACTAATGAAGCAGAAGCTTTACAAGATATTAAAGAGTTAGATAGTATAAATATTGAGTTTAAAGAAAAAAAAATAATTGAAAAAAAAAATAGTGATGAAAAAATGACAATAGATAGAAAAATAAGCGTATTACCAGGAGGAATACCAACACCTGAATTACAAGCTGAATTAAATGAAAATATAGCAAAAGGAAGAGCAATAACTGCTAAATTAAATATAATAAAAGGGAAAAAACAAAGTATAGTTGATAAAATATCAAACAAATTAAAAAATTCTTCAAAAAAACAAACTATAAATAATAATATTTTACCTAAATTAAAAAACCCTGATTCTAGAATGTATTATACTAACAAAGGAGGGAGTCTTAATCCAACTGGTATTTCATTATATAGCCAATCTTGTTTTATGGATGCTGCAGTACAATTATTATATTCTATACCTGAAATAAGATTATTATTAGAGGAATTAAACCAAGATAATATTAACAAAATGATAAATTTTACAGATGATAAAGAAAGATATATTAAAATTTTATCAGCTTTAAAAAAATTATTTGATAAAATGAAAAATAATACATCTTTGTCTAATGAAGAAAAAAATGAAATTTATCAAGGTTTATTAGGTCCATCTTCAAAAATTGGAAAACAGGAAGATGCAAGTGATACTTTAAATTATGTATTAGCTGTTTTTGATAATAAATATGAAAATACTCTTCAATTTATTTGGGATTTGTTTTCATTAGATATATTAGAAATTTATATATGTTTAGATGGCACTAAAAAAACAAACAACAATTCTTTTAATCAAATAATTCTTAATCTTCAATTTACCACAACTTTTAATGATAAAACACCTAATCTAACCCTTCAAAAATTTATAGACGAATATATTAAAGATAAGACTTCCAGTGAAATAATTGATGGTTGTCAAACTAATAAAAATAAATACCAAATAAATATATCAGAAAAACAAAAATATATTATAATTTTAATTCCTAGAATAAATACTAGTAGTAAATATACATATTCAATTAATTATGAAAATAAAATAAAAATTGATGGTAAAACATTTAGATTATATGGAATTTGTTATCATAGTGGGACATCTTCAAGTGGTCATTATATTTATGAAATATTTGATTATAATGACAGTGCTCACTTATATACTGCTAATGGAACTAATGTTAATAGTACTTCAAAAAGTTCTCTTCCAAATATTCAACAAAATGCTTATGTCTTTTTATATCGTCGGGATAAATTTGCTGATTATGTAGATATACCTACAGCTTGTGAAATAATTGGTGTTAAATTTGTAAATGAAAAAGACCCATTATTTGGTAGTAAAACAGATTTTCATTACAAACCATATTTAGAAAATGATAAACATTTAATAATTTATAATGAAAATTTTACACAATTTTTAAATAAAACAGATATTACTAAAGGTGGTGGAAATGCTTTTTTGAGGGTTTTACGGTCAGATTATACAGGTACTAATCCAAAAAGAACACAAAATCCAACTGTTAAAGCATTCATTTTAGGAATACCAACCGGATATAATGATAAACCATCTTGGACTTTTACTATGAAAGAAGAAGAAATTATTAAACAAGCATTTGAACAAATTATTCAATATATAATTACACATAAAATTGAAAAAGTCTTCTTTTCTTGTGATAAAAATGCTGGTAATGGTTGGGGTATATATCCAGATAATCCACAATTTGGATTAGGTGTATTTAGTGGAAATCGAGAATCAATTAAGGCAGTTAATTATATTACAGAGTTATTTAAAGAAATTTTTCCACAACCTAGAAGGATAAAATATTATCCTTATGGAGGATTATTCGATGGAAGTGATTTATTTACTTGGGATAAAAATGTTGAAATAAAAAAAGTAATAGAAGATATTGGTGATTCAGTAAAACCAAAAAAATTTGTATGGGACTCAAATACAACTCCTAAACAAATTGAAATAAAATTAAGAACAGATAAATTATTGCAAGTTGATAAAAGTGCATTAATAAAAGTGAATTAATAAATATATCGTTTAAAAAATAATAAAATTTTATAAGTTTTATATAAATCTTTATTAAAATTTGTTAAAATCTTTTTAAAATCTTTAAATTTTATTTATAAATGTTATACGATCAAGTTTATACAGTTGGTTTTTTTAATAATTTTCATATAGGTCATCTAGAATTGCTAAATTCTATGAGAAAAAAAGGAAAAAAATTATTTGTTGGAATATATGATGACCAACATTTAAAAATTTCTAAAAATTTAAAATCATACGAATATCAACCACTAGAAGTGAGATTAGAAAAAATTAAAGAATATGCTGAAGTAGTTTTTGTCATACCTAGTTTAGACCCCGAAATGTATCTTAGAATGATAGTTGATCCATCTAAAAATATTTCTAAATGTTTTATGAAAGGAGGGGAAGACCAATATTATACTGGTTGGAAATGGATTAAAAATAATATGAATGTTATATTGATCGATAAAAACACTTTTTTTTAAAAAATATTTTTTGCAAATGCTTTTTTTTAAAAAAGCATAAGTAGTTCTAATAAAATATCTCCGTGACAAGGTTCAGGATGACACCAACAACCTAATTTTTTTCCTTTAAGTAAAATCAATTGATTTTTAAATTCAATTGATTTTTCAATTTTCTTAGTAATATAAGTTTTATATTTTTGAATAACTTCATCTCTAGTTCCATCTTTACCAATTTTAAATGGATTACAAAATATTGATGCCTCTTTTGGAAAACGTTCTTTATCAATAAATATAACTCCAGCTCTAGCAATATAAACATTATTTTTATCATCCATCCATTCTTTTAAATTTTGATAACCATTAGGACGAATAAATTGAACTTTAACATTTTCAATAGACATATTATTATTATTATTATTATTATTATTATTATTATTATTATTATTATAATTACTTTTTAAAAATATTTTTATTAATAATATTTAAAATAATAATCTTTACATTCAATTTTAAAAAAAAAACTAAAAAAAAACTAAAAAATACTCCAAAACACTTAAAAAAACTAAAAAATACTTCAAAACACTTAAAACTTTTTAGAAATAGTGCATTTTTGATAATACTTTTTTAATAAAAAACCTTTGGTTTTTTATGGCAAAAAGTATTTTAATAGTTGAGAAAAATTAATATATTTTCTTAAATAATGTTAAAAGATATTTAAAAGTTATAATAAAAGTTATAATAAAAGTTAAAATAAAAATATGACTTCATTATCAGAAATTGGATACACTCAAGTTGATCCTTATCATTCTAATCAATTTAATCAATCACAATCTATTGAAAGAAATAAGGCTTCTAATAATTTTAATTCTGCTAAAAATGCAGTTAATACAAATGTTATACCTAGAGAGGGATTTAATCAAAGAATATTAAACAATAAAAATTCTCATTTAGATTATGAGCCTGATGCTAACAGTTTTAAATCACCTTTAACTGGTCAATTAATGAGAATCGAAGAATTTACTCATAATAATATGCAGCCTTTTTTTGGTGGAAGTGTTCGTCAAAATACTTCAAACGGAGCAAACGAGCAAATCCTAGAAAACCATACAGGTGCTAGTGTTGTTTATCAAGAAAAAATGGAAATGAAAGGTATGTTTGATATGGAAAGAGATGTTGGTAATGTTTTCGGGACTTCTAATTTTGCCTCAGAGGACATTAGAAACCGTTATGTGCCTTCTCAAATGCGTCAAAATGAACTACCAACTACTCAAGTTAGAGTTGGACCCGGTTTAAATCAAGGTTATGGTTGGAAACCATCAGGTGGTTTAACGCAAGCAAATACCCGTGATTTTGTTTTACCTAAAGACACTAATGAACTAAGAACCTTAGATAATCCTAAATTATCTTATAATGGTCGTTTAGTGATGGGTATTAAAGAAAAACAAAGAGCCGTTGTTGTTCCTCCTAAAAAGAACCGTGTTGAAACTTATTACAAAAATACACCTGATCGCTATTTTAAAACAACTGGTGCTTTTACTAAAGATAAAGTCCGTTCGCAGGTTTATGCTAAACCAACACACCGCAAAAATACTAGGTCATATTATGGAAGTGCAGCTCCTACAACTCATACTAAACCATATCAAACTCCTGCTATTAAAAAATCAACTAAGCATAATTATAAAACATCTGGATGGAGAAATGTTAATGGAAAAACTCAATGGGCAATTGATAATTTAGACCCAAATTCAAAAGTAGGTGATTATGGTAAAAAAGCAATTGAAATAAAACCACAAGAACGTGATGTTTCACAATTAAAAACCCATACAACTAATCTTAAAAGTCTTATCCAAGCAATTGTAATGCCTGTTCTAGATATGTTAAAAGAAACAAAAAAAGAAAACTTTGTTGGCAATAACCGTCCAGATGGTAATATGACTGCTCAAATGCCTAAGAAAATGACCGTTCACGACCCAAATGATGTTCTTAGAACAACTGTTAAAGAAACAACAATTGATAATGATTATGTTGGTATTATATCCGCTCAAATGCCTAAGAAAATGACCGTTTATGACCCTAATGATATTCTTAAAACAACCATTAAAGAAACAACAATTGATAACGATCATATTGGTTATCACGGACCTATTAGAGGCGCTAAATTAACAGTTCATGACCCAAATGATGTTATGAGAACAACTATTAAAGAAACTAATGTTGAAAATATGGCACCATATATTAACTTATCATCTATTGCTCCTAAAGCATTAACTGTTTATGACCCCGATGATGTTATGAGAACAACCATTAAAGAAACAACAATTGATAATGACCATATGGGTCAAATTCAAGGTGTTGAAAGAAGAAATGATGGATATGTTATTGCTAATATGCTCCCTAAAAATACACAAAAACAATTTTTATCAGATCATTATTACCAAGGGCACGCTGATGGACAAACTGGAACTGGTAAAGGTAGAGGTTATTTAGTTAATAAATATGATGCTAAAACAACACAAAAACAATTCTTAAGTGATTACTATTATCAAGGGCACGCAAGCCATGCTTCAACATCTGCTCCTAAATCATATGCAAGTGGTTATAATGCTGTTATTAATACTAATAAAGATAAACTGTCAATGGGGAGAAAACCAACTGATTCAAATGTTAAAATGGCAATTGGTAAAGATATGATTAATCACCAAAATAAAAAGATTGAAGCAGATGTTTTTAATGTTAGAGAACCTTATGAAGATAAATTATACTCAATACCTCCTCAACAAAATCAATGCGGTATGACATCAGTTAAAGATAGATTGTCTGAAGATGTTAGCCGTGAAAGAATAAATCCTGATAACCTCAAGGCATTCCACGAAAATCCTTACACACACAGTCTAAATAGTGTTTTTCCATATTAAATAACTTTTAATTTATTTTTTTCTTTTAAAATATTATTTTAGGTAATTATTTTTTATCTTTTAATATATTATAAAAATAATTTTAATTTCAAATGAAATCATTTAAAAATTCTAAAAAAACTTCTAAAAAAAATTTGAAAGTTCGTAAGTTGCGTTCAAAAAAACTTGTTAGAAAAAATAAGAGAAGTTCAATGAAATATGTTGGTGGTACTCCTCCTCCAGGTGGTAGTAATAATGGTATGATGACTGTTACACGTGCTATGAAGCAAGAAGGTGTATTACAAAGAAGACCACCAGCAGCATCAGCAGCACCATCAGTTCAACAATCACAAAGAAAACCACCATTACCATTACCACAAAATCCAGTTTATATGCCAATGACTACACCATCAGCAGCATCAGTAGTTCCAGCAGTTAAACAATCACAAAGAAAACCACTACCACCATTACCAGTAGAAGAAAAATTATATGCTAATTTAGGACTAGTTTTGCCAGTTGAACCAGGTCAGCCACCAAGACCAACAAAAGCAAAACCAGTTAATATAGAACCCGTATATATGGAAATGAAAGGACAACCAGTATATACAACTTTAAAAGGTGTTTTACCAGTTGTAAGAAGAAACACAAAACCACGACACAATGAACCCGAATCCATATATGCGGTAATGTCTCATCAAGCCCCTAAAGTACCATCAAGAAACAGTCGTAAATTATTAAAACCTTAATTAAAAACACCATAAATATCTTTGTGTATGAATTGTTAATTGTCTTTGAGTAAATCCAAATTTTATTTTTTTTTCATTTTCATTATTTTGATGATTATTATTATTTTTAAATATAATAACAAAACAATTCTTTTGATAAGGAATACTAATAATTTTTTTAATTTCATTTAGGGTTTCATTTAAGGTTTTATTAAAAGTTTCATTTAAAGTTTCATAAAAAAATTCAAGATTACCTCCTTTTGAATTATCTTCATCTTTTCGCATCAAAAAAAACCCTGAAAACATTTTATCTTTTTCAAATTTAATTTCTTTTAATTCTGGTTGATATTGATAACAAACTGGTAAATTATAATTAAAAGTAAAATCTAGATTTTTATTTAAACCCATCTCTAGGTTATCTTTTGTGATATTTTTAATTTCATTAATTTCATTAATTTCATTAATTTTATTAATTTTATTAATTTTATTAAATGTATCTAGAATGTCTTTTTTAAAATCTTTTAATTCATTTAATTCTTTTAATTCATTTGAAGTGTGATAATTTATAAAAGATTTCCAAATATCTTTTAGATTTTCATTTAAATCTTTTAATAATTTTTTTGCGCTGATATAACACCTAGAGTTGTGATTTAAAATTGTTGGAGTTTCTTTTTTTATTTTAATATTATTATTAATATTATTATTAGATTCTAGGACCATTTTTAGTGATGGATAATCACATTCTAATTTTTCATAAATATCTTTTGGTATAGCATTATTGATAACTAGAATTGTAAAATCTTGTTCTTTTATTATATTAATGTAATCAAGATTATTTTTAAGATTTTTTTCATTCAAAAGATACTTATTTAATAATCCAAATTCTTTTGAATTTATTTCTTTCTCTTTTGATTTACTTATAAAAGTTTTTTTCATTATTTTAATTTTTTCTTTTTACATATTAAAATTAAAAGCAATTTTAAATGAAATCATTAAAAAATTCTAAAAATTCTAAAAATTCTAAAAAAAATAAATTACATTCTAAAAAAACTAAGAAAGTTAATAAAGTAAAAAAGGTTAAAAAAGGAAAACAAACAATGAGAGGTGGTAAAGGTGGTAAATTTGGACCTCGTTCGCCTGTTTATCCTTTTTCACAAGCATTAACAGTAATATTACGTAAATTATAATAATTTAAAATTTTTAAATTTAATTCATTTGAGGTTGAAGATTTTCTTTTTGAATATTTTCAGCAATTTTTTCAAGTTCTTCATCATTGAAATCATTATCAATATCACTATCACTATCATCAATTAATTTAGTTTTTACAGTTTCATCATCACTTTCATTACTATCACTAGTTTCTTCACTAGTTTCTTCATAATCATATCCATTAATAGTTGTTAATTGTTGATTAAAATCATTAATAAAATCAACTATTTCAACATATGCAAAAAC